TTTCTTTTGTGCCATAAAAGGCACTGTCGAGTTAATTGAAAGACATATGCAATTTGTGAATATCTCTGGTGTAAGATTTAAAAGTGAAAGTATATGTTCAGTGGTGTTAGATATGCTATCCCTGCTTATATCTTGACCATTTTCAAATAAAGTCAACTTGGATGGTTTTATAGTCCTAATAATTTCATACTGACTCTTATCTATGGAAAAGGTCAACGAAACTTCGGCGGTTTCATTCGTCAAATTATTAACAACAAATTCCTTTTTCAATTCTCTAGTTGTTTCACCAAAAATGGCAAAATAGAAGGAATCGACAAGAGAACTTTTACCTGTACCGTTTTGACGGTCCATCAAATCCCTATTAATTCCTGTTATAATGTTGAGTCCTTTTTGAAAATCAACAACAACTGGAGTCTTTCCTATACTTAAGAAATTTTTTACTTTTAAAGTTTTAAAAATTATTTTTTTCACGATTGTTTATATAATTCTATAGTACATTTCGCAACTTCTTCCTTATTGTCAATATCGAGAAGATTGACAAAATCACATATAGCCTGCTCCATATCAATTCCAGACAAATCAAACTCCTCATCCAACTCTTCAGACATTGGGCTAAAGGCCATTGTATTGTCGAAAGATAGGGAAATGGGATCCATATTTTTAATATTGGCAGAATATTTCTCCAATTCGTCATTTTCCAAGTTTCTATCAACAATGATTTTGACGATATTGTTTTTAATATTTCCGCCTAAAGTCTCATATTCTGACAATTTGATTTTTTTATGTTTAGGTGAAACAGCGTTTTCAAAAAAAGTATAAGACATATCATCAAAATCCATAATATAATATCCTTTTGTCGATTCTGTATCTCCAAAATCCATTTCAAAAGGATTGCCAACATATATTATTTTCGATTTTTTATATTCTCTCTCATCCCTCAAATGAAAATGTCCACTAAAAATTAAAGGAGCCTTTTTAGATAGACTTGAAGGCTCAAAGCCATGCTCACACAATTTATATGTGTTCATTTTAAAACTTTGTATCTCAAAATGTCCCACTAAAACATCGCATTGAGGAATGTTGTTCATTTCGGTTCCCCAAGGACACATGAACACTTTTTTGTCTCCAAACTTAAACATCTTGGGCTTGTCTATTATTTCAATGTTAGGATATCCTCTAAACACAGAGAGCGAGTGTATATCTGCCTTATCTTTCAAGAAACTGCAATGGTTTCCAACAGAAAGTAATCCCCAAGAAATAAAATATTCTTTATATCCTGTTTCTTCAATTCTGCAACAAACCAATCACTCCAATCATTAGCTATTTTGTGCCAAGTAGAAGCGTTTTGATGCACTCCAAGATGGAGATCTGAAAAAATTGCGTATTTGTCTCCCATTTTTACGATTGAAAAATCATATCAGCCCTATCTATGGGTGATGGTCTAGTATATACTTTGTGGGACGCAAACTCATCCATATCATTCATCATCAATTCAAAATTTCTCTCTTTATATTCTTCGACAACTTCATGATGTTTTTTTTCTTTTTTTATTCGGCATATGAATGCATGATACGCTATTGTTGTAAAGTATCCAAAGGGGGAAAAACCTTGATTTATTTTGAATTTTTTATTCAAAATAGCCTGATACATTTTAAGCACAGCATCTCCGATCATATCCTCTTTAAAAGAATAATTGATAAAATTTGGAGCATATGATAAACCAACAGCAATTTTGTGTATACTTTCACCCAAATAATTGCTAAGTTTTCCATCATCATAATATTTGACCAAATCGTCTTCAAATTCTCTAGCATTAACATAATGCGGATTCTCTTCTGCTTTTTTTCTTTTTTTTACTTTTTTAATTGAAGTGTCATCTTTCATATAATTTTATAGTCTGGTGTGAAATTTTTTCTTGTTCATAGAATTCTACCCTTTTATTCTGATGCTGAATTCCATAATAAAGCTGATCAGCAACATCTATGATGTACAGGGTTTTCTTGCTAGAGTGCAATCTTAACCCTCTTCCTATACTTTGAAGCGTTTTGATTTTAGACTTACCACCACCACCAAAAATGATATAATGGAGGTTTTTAATATTGATTCCAGTTGAAAATATTTTGGATATCGCAATGCAAACAACGTTGGTTTTATTTTCCATCATTTTCCTTATTCTCTCTCTATCCGAAATCTCAACATCTCCTTTTATGTAAAAAACTTCTTTATTTTTCAAAGAGGTTTTCAATGTATCGAAAAGAACTTGACCGTGATTGATGTAGTCAACGAGAATCAACACGTTGTTTTGCGTATTATTCGATATTTTCCCTATAACTGAGTTTCTAAAAATATTATTTTGTATAAAATCTATCTCATTTTTGTAATTTTCAGCACCTATTGAGCCAGAAAATGATCTAATGGGTTGTTTTTTATAATTAATTTCTATTATTTGAGCAACCGCAGGAACAACATGCTTACCATCTCTTAGTTCGAAACTTCTTTTTTGATATATTATTGTTCCAGTGAATCCAAATCTGTGGCTTGTTTCACATCTGTCTAATATTTTAGTTATCTCGTTTGATTTTTTTATGTGGTGACACTCGTCTACCAAAACAACATCGAGATCATCCATCCAATCTAAGTTACTATTTTTCGATTGAATGATAGAAGTATTGCATATGACAACATTTACAAGGATATTTAATTCATCATCCCCTGTCCATTTCGAAGTTTTAAACGGAACACCATACTCCTCAAAGTCCTTATATGTTTGCTCAACCAAGCTTCTATTGGGTACAATTAAACAAGCTCTAAAATTTTTATTTATTTGATGAATTTTCGACAAAAGAGATGCCATAACGAGGGTTTTACCACCAGCAGTTGCCAAAATGACAGTCCCTCTACCAGTTTCTAAACATTTGTCCACTATTTCTTTCTGATAATCTCTTAATTTTAAAGATAATGGATATTCAGTGAGAGAAAAATCAGGACTCATTCTCCAATCATATTGGGATGGATTATTTTCTTTCAAAAGTTCCCTATCTATTTTTATTTTTGACACTGTGTATTCTGTGTTTTTTTCTAAAAATTTCAAAATTTCATACACTAAACAAGGATCAAATCTTCCTGTGCTAGTTATTGCATATTTTCTCGATGGTATGAACCTGTTTCTAGAAAATTTTGAAGCTTCATTTTTGACAGAAAAAAATTCCCTTACCTCATCGAAATAATCACCTGAGTATATTCCTTTATTTTTCTTTTTATCAAAATCCAAAGATATCATGTCGTTTCAAGTTGAACTACTTTAATAATATTTCCTATGTCAAAACTCATAGATGACATAATTTTCTCTATTCTCTCAAAGAAATCTATAAGATTCTTACTGTTTTCTATTTTTTGATCTATTTCGAGAATGGAATCGTGTTTCTCCGCTAAAGATTTTAAAACAGCTGGAGAAAGAGATGTTATCGATTCTTTTTTTAAATTTTCTACGATTAAAATTAATTTTTCCTTCTTTTCCTTTTCTATCTTGAAAAGATTATTCTTTTCAAGAATCAATCTTGCAACCCATTTTGCCTTTTTTGCAGGAAGAATTAAAGTGGACTCCTTAAGATTGATCTCGTTTACCTCACAATCTTCTTTTAATTCGGCTATAAAATCATTTAAAGACATTAAGGTAAATAATTACACAATATTTTAATAAGTCAAATTGAAATATCATATTAAAATGATAAATTTTAAAACATATTTAAAAAACATAAAAGAAAACAACATATCTGGAATCGGCGGGGTTTTTGGAGACACTAACAATATGATTAGTAACGAAGACCCAAGAATACCATTTGTGTTGGGAACTTTTAAAAAAAATAAAAAAAGAAACAAGAAAAAAAGAAACAAGAAAAAATGAATTTTGAAGAAAAAGATTTAGGGCATTGGATAAAATCAAATGAAATAGATTTTTTTGGAGATGAAAACAAAGAATATTTTGGATTTGTCTATAGAATAATTCTTCCAAATGGTTTTTGGTATATTGGTTCAAAACAATTCGTTTCAAATAAAAAATTAAAACCATTAAAGGGAAGAACAAATGCTAGGAGAAAAATTGTCGAAAGTGACTGGAAATCTTACACGTCTTCTTCAAATGTTTTAAATGAATATATTTCCAAAAAAGGTCTGCGAAATGAAGCATCAAGTCACAAAAAATTGCTTATTTGAAGAAAAATGCTTAAATGGCATAATTAACGTAAGACTTGGAAAAAATAAAAAAATCCCTATTGACAATATTCTAAAATAACTATATAATAGAAATATAATATTTCTGAATTCTTAATATTATGTTATATTATATTATAGATTATGATTTGATATATTCTAGTATATTGAAAAATATAAAAGAATTCTGTTTTAAATTTGATTTAGATTTTAATGTTTTGAATTGTAAATCTAAAAAAGAAATTATAATTTATTATTCAATATTGGAAATTCTTAAAAAATTAAATAAAAATAAAACAGAAAAACCAATTGTAATATTTAAAAATATTGAAGACTTGGATATTTTTGAAAAAGCTTTAAAGGAAACATCTAAAATACTTTCTATACCCATTTTTAAAATAAATGAAGATTTTTCAATAGGTTTGAAAAAAGAATAATTAAATTTAAAGGCCGATTCATTTTATGAAAACAATCAGTTTACAACTAAAAATTTTACAAAAATTATTTCAAAATATTCATTTAAAAAAGAATTAAATGATAAAATAAAAACAACTAGACTTTTGGTAATTTCTCACTAGAAGGTGCGTATTTTTGAACTATTGGAACTATTTTTTTCAAAACATCTTTGGCATTATATTCATCAATCTCACCTATATCCGCAATCATTGATTCTTCATTTGTGTCTAAAGTATCTATCATAAGAGCTTTTACAAGAATTCTAATCAAAAACACCATTCCTTCAGGACTCATTATATCCTTTTCACCCTCTTCTCCTTTATTATCTTCGGGCATTGGTGTTGGAGCAGCTTGTTCTGGTGCAGCTTCAGTAGGTTGTGCTGGCGGAACAAGATTTGGATCGGGTTGAATTGGAGGTTGTTCTTGCTCAGTAATTATCTCTCTGTATGTTCTGTTTAAAATTTTGTGAAATCTACTCATATTATTTGCTTTCTTTTAAAAGTTTTAAGTTGAATTTTACTCTTTTTAAAACCTCTTCATTCACCGATATTCCCTCACCATTCAACATGCTTGTTATTTTTGAAACAAGGTCCATGTCATTTGAAAAATCATTAAATGGTTTGGATACATTTTTTTCATATGAATCGTATTCAAGAACTGTATTAACAGAGCAAAGATAATCTGATGCTTTGACTAACTTAGAAAGCATCCAAGATTCCATTTTACTTCCGCATTTTATTAATGAGAAAAGTGAATCTGCTGCTTTTTTTATTTTAAATATTTCAGATTTTGCCATTTCTAAATTGCCAGAATCAAAAACATCACCGCATTCTTCGCAATTTTCTTCTTCACCTTCTTCTGGGGGACAATTTCCACTTTTACATTCTGGACAATTTTCTTTGTTCGCATCCATTCTGTTTACAGTATCAGCCATTTGTTCGGCAGATGGGAGAGGCGCGGCGGCTGTAAAATTTACGGTTCCCTCTTGATTTTCCAAAGGTTCAGGAAAATTTTTGATCAAAACGTTTTGTGGATTTTGCTGGCTTCCTATATTCATCTCTTCCAAAACTTGCTCATATGCTTTGGAAATCTCTAAAAGACTGGATTTTCTTGTCATAAGATTATTTAGCATGAAAAACTAAATAATTTTAGTTATGAACAATTTTGATCAACTTGTTAATGTTATTTTGGAAGCTTCTAAATGCACAGGTCCAACAAAGAAGGCATCTTCTGATAGGAAGGGAAAGAAATACATGCAATGTGTAAAAAATCCTAAAGGTAAGGGATACAAAAGGATACATTATGGTCAGGCGGGTGTGAAGGTAACCGGGAAGTCAGGTAACACTAAGAGAAAGAAGAGTTTCCGAAAACGCCATGGATGCGCCAAAGCAAAACCCGGAACTGCGAAATTCCTAAGTTGTAAAAATTGGTAAACTGTTTATTTGTAATATTTTATATTAAATTGGTTTAATTTGTTCAATTATATAATATCCCTTTGCTTTATACGGCATTCCGTTTTTTCTTAATCTGTTAAAAGAATTTCTCAAAGATCTATAATCTATTTCTCTTTCTTTACAAAAAATTACAAGTTTTTTCGACAATCGTTCTCTCTCTAATTGTTTTTTATACTCATCGCTATATTTTAAATTATAAGTTTTAATCCATTTGGATATTGTGTTTCTATTAAGATTTAATTCGTTAGCGATATCTTTTATTAATATGTTTTCGTTTAATCTTTTTTGAACATATTCTATTTTTTCTTTATTTTTTAAATAAAGAGTTTGCTTTGTGCTTTCTATTTGTCTTTTTTGATACTTTTTATAAAACCCCTCACCGTAAATTTTTTTAATTTCCGCAACGCTTAATGGCTGCAATCCGCCATCTTGAACATTACATAAATTCCCCTTACCTTCTGTTCTTTTACCATAAAAATTTATCAACTCTAATTCTTTCTCAAGTGACTCATGCTCGTTTAAATTGTCGATTAATATCCTTTCTTGAAAATCAAAACCCTTGTCTAAGATAGATTTTATCTTACAATATAAAAACCAACTCGTTATTTTCCCCGCTTTGTAATTTTTTCTATGATGTCTATATCTATTTCCAGTTCCTTTTCCAACATAAAAAATTAGATCATTTTGATCGAAAAGTCCATATACGTAGTATTTTTTATTCATAACATAATTATTTACCAATCTTCACAGGCATTATTTTGTTTTTATTGTAAAAATAACTAAATAATTTACACAAATGAAATTTAACGATCTTTACAACCTAATCATAGAAGACGCTCTTGGTCTTGTTGAAGACATCACAATAGAGGGAATTGGGACAGTAAAAGCGAAAACAGACACAGGAAATTCCACGCATAATGTTCTTCATGGATTAATAAAGGGAAAACAAGGAGGAAAAGTCACATTTGAAACAGTTGGAGGAAAAATTGTAACATTTCCATACAATGAAGAAATAAAAATTCACATTGGTTCAGGTAACAAGGAAGATAGACCAGTTGTTAACTTCAATGTTGAAGTGAATGGAAATAGATACGACAACATTCCATTCTCAATAGCGGATAGAAGCGAGAACGAATACAAGGCACTTCTTGGTGAAGAATTCATAAAAGCCAATGGTGGTATTGTCGATGCGACAAAAGAAGATTAATAAAACTAAATAATTAGGTGAAATTCTTGAACCTATTGGAAAATGCGGTTAAATCCATAAACCTTCAAAAAGTCCGCATCAAGGTCGATGAGGCTCCACAAGAAACTGAAAAAGTTTCAAAATTTAATGGCTCAAGATTATCGGTCTTTAAGAAACACCTTGTTGAGAAACTCAAGGAACTAGGAAAAGATTTGGAAGCTGCCGATGTGCAACAAGCAATATCTTCAAATGATATAAGTTTCATTGAAACATATCTTAAACAAATGGGTTTAAATGATGAAGATATTTTAAATCTTTATAGAAAAACTTTACAAAAATGAAAAGAAAATCTCAAATAAAAGAATCTTTCGATAATTATGTTAATTTTTTAATAAAAAAATCATTTAACATTAAACAAATCGATGAAGATTTTTCGGGAGGAGTGAGAATGCCGTCCACATTCAAGGGTGATGCGATGTCAGGAATCCCAACAGGGACTTATAATACAAACAAACGCGATGCAATGATGCCCAGTAATAAAGGAATGGTTAGAAGGAAAGAAACCCCACCAATGTTTACTGATAAAGGATTTGATAGAACGCGAGATACTCCTCACTCTGGCGCAAAAGGATTTGATAGAACGCAAGAAAAACCAAATCTTGGCGCAATGTATGGTGATATAAAATTTAAATCGTATATTGAAGAATATACAACAGTAGTAGAAGGTAGAAAAAATATATACGGTTTTATAGAAATGCTTAAAAATATGGATGACGAGAGAATGATGAAAAACATCAATATTTTAGCAGATGCGATGATTTCAGCTGATCCAAACACCCATGCGAATAGAGACTTTAATAAAGAATACAGAAAAAGAGGAATAACGACAAAGGAACAACTTGTTCAAGCAATAACCAAAGAAGTAATGGATCGTAAAAATTATAAACCAGATCCAAACAGGTAAAGGGTTATGGATAAAGATTCATATTTAATATTTGAAGCAATGTATGGTGAAGCTATTATGGTGAAGCTATTTCTCTGAACACCGATCCAAATTCTGAGTTTAGATCTCAAACAGGAGGAATGGGAACGGAAACCACACCATCATTAAAACCTAAAGTCGAAGATGACGGGATGGGTGGTTATAAACAATCTTTAGATGTAATAAAAGGAATCGGTATTGAAGTTGCTAAGTTTTTAGATCCCACTGGAATTCTATCTTGGGAAGATGTAAAAAATGCGTATAATGAATTTATAAAAGAAAAAACACCGTTTAATGGAACCATGCTTGTTTTAGCAGTAGGTTCTGTTATTCCAGTCGGTGGTAAGTTTGTTCAACCAATAAAATCCGCTGCTAAAGCTGCAAACAAAATAGAAGAAGTAGGTGGATTGATTAAAAGTCTATTCAAGCAATTTGAAAATATTTTAATACCCCCCAACACTTCAGTTTTAAAAAAAGCACAAGACATTCCATCCGCTGGACACAGTTGGAATTCAAACAATGCTCAATTATGGGGTAAGCCTACGGGTAATAAATACAATCTCGACAATATTCAGCAACAGCCCAAATCCCCACAAGGAGGAACATATGATTCAAACAATGCGGGTTTAAATCAAAATCAATTTCAGCAGCAGCTTGTCAAAAATGGAATAAACATAGATGTTTTACAAGACGCTTTCGAAAAAGCAATATCTAGCGCGAATGAAACGCAAAAACAATTGGCTAGGGTCGTTAGACAAAAACACCCAAATCAACAAATACCAAATATGGCTAGATTTTCAAAAACGATAAACTCAAGATGGGATTACGGTCCAAAGTGGGGCTGGATATCGTATTCGGAAGCCGAAAAAGCAGTTAATGAAATGGGAAAAAAATTAGACAGCATGACAAAAAATATAAAATTCGATCCAAGAGAAATAAAAGTTTTGGATTACAATTTTTTTGGGAGTGTGGATTCATCTAGACAAATCATGGAATTGGAGCTGCCAAATGGTGGAAAATTTTTAATGTATAGTTCTGGAAGTGGGACTTCCAATAAAAGAGAAGGTGCATGGTATGCTGTTGGCGGATTCGCGGATATAGAACGCTGGCCAACAAATGGAAGACCAAATAAAAATTGGCTAATGAAAACTAAAGAGACTGAATATTTAACAATAGGTGGGAATAGGTACTTAACTGATTTAGCAAATTATCTTGAACACTATGGCGCTGCTGCATTAACTGGTGATTATAAATATTAAAATTTACAATAGTAATTTTAAATACTACAACACTAAATAATTCCACTATGCCATTTAAAAAAGGAAAATCAAAAGAAACCATCTCTAAAAACATTAAATCTGAAATGGGAAAATGCAAGAAAACTGGTAAGATCGGAACATCGAAACCAAAAAATAAAAAGAAAGCACAAAAGCAATCAGTTGCTATCGCTCTCAACAAGGCACGTGAAAGTGGCGCAAAAATTCCAAAAAAGAAGAAAAAATCAGTCGTTAAAGAGTCCTTTGACAGATATATTGATATTCTCGTAAAAGATTCTTTTGGATTACTTAAAAGAAAAGTAGTTGAGGAGAAAAAAGAAGAAAAAGATGATGTTGAAGTTGAAAAAAAAGTTGATTCTTTGGATTTAAATTCTGAAAATCCAATATTGAGTAAAAAGGAGAGAATCAAGATAACCAACCATATTCATAATAGCAAAATCCTTGGAGGAAATAGTAAGGTCGATAGCATAAGCAAAGGATTGCATGAACTTGGTAACGTTTTAGGTGCATGTGGTTTTAATTTGGAAATGGTCACAGGTGATATGATCAATGCTCCAAAGGGTAATATATTGATACCATTTAGAAGAAAAGCCGAAAATCCATTTATAGAAGGCACAGAAATTCAAAACTCTCAAATAAGTTTTACTTGGGAAAATCTCGAAAAAATAGATGACGGTTATGAGTTTAAAAAGAGATACGAAATTATCGCATATTTGACATAAAATTTGACTTATATTATTTTCTTATAAATTATAATATATGAAAACAGAATTTAGAAAAAAATTAGAAACTCTTTTAGAAAAAAATTCTGAAAATCCTTTATCATCTTATATCAAAGACTGCATAAATACCTACGACATTAAAAACTCACAGGAAAAGGAAACCGTTAACCCCTTTGGTGTTGATTTGAATAAAATGCCAAATGCGTCCGAACCAATTCCAGCGAATATTGGCAATACCACAACTACCGGATGGTCAAATCCATTCGGAGGAACTAGTTGGGGCGTTTAACGATGTTTATTTTCCGAAACTGCCCATAACCTTGGCGTCTCTTTGTGATCTTTCGTATCTTTCTCTATCGCTTTCGCCTTCATAGCGTCCAGTGCTATAATCGTATTTTCTAGGCTTTTCTTCCTCATCCATATCTTGTGCTGGCTTTGCATCTGGATATGATGAATAACCAGCGGCATCGGCATCACCAACTCCATGTTGTTTTTGAGCGGAAATAGTACTGTATATTCTTTTTACTTCAGGCATTGATAATAAATTTAAAATCTCGGTTTTAGTTTTAGAATCTAATTGAGATGTTTTTATTTTGTTTAAAAGAGAAGACATGGCATCACCATCAACTTGCTCTAGAAGTAAGAATTTGTATTGATTAAAAATATCGTGGTTGTCTTTTTTACCTAGCATATAATATTATTTATCATAAATTGTTGATAAATAATTAAACAATTTTCAAAAATGATTCTACCTTTCGGTGTTTGGAAACCATCGTCTTTGAAAAGACCAAGACAGGGTACAAGATCTGGATTTATGTCGGATCATTATGAAGGGAATGAAATAGCCTATGCTGCTGATTTTGGATTAAACTCAACATTTGGGACAAGAGTAGAAGACGCTACAAAATTTGCAATAGCTGTTGCCAGAAATACAGGAGCTAATGTGACATCATGGGAACCGTTTAAAGGTAATTCTTTCAATTACAATACTCCTGATGGATATAGAGTTCAAATAATTTGGTTATCGAATGTCGGAGGAAACCATTATGATCACGTTCATGTTGGTGTCAAAAAAGGTATAGGTGCCAAATCGTATAGAAGCCAAGAAGATGGTGCTCAAAATACAGATAACTCATCGGAGCAAAAAAATGTAACCAATAAAGCAGCGCCTCAAGTTAATGGACAAGTTAC